TGCGAGCGGGGGGAGAAATGAAAGCTCTGATAAGGGACGCCCTGGACGAAAGGTTCGTGGGGCAGAGGGTGGAGGTGGTGAGGGAGGTATCGAAGGCGGAAAAAGAGGAGATGTTCTCGCCGGAGTTCCAGGGCAAGAGGTTCTTTTGGGTCAGGTGGAATATCTCTCATGCTGTCTTCACGATCTGGAAGGCCGCTGAGGAGCTTGAGTTTCTGCCGGAGGGCGCGTGAGAAGTGGGAAAGTGGATACCGATAGACCAGGCGTTCGCCGAGATTGACGAGGCGAGAGAAAGCCCGGCTGATACCAAACACGGAGTAATCATGGCGGCGGTAGAGAGAGAAGATTTAAGGAGGCGCAAGGTGAGCGAGGAGAAATGCAGGGTCGGGGGTTGCAACGAGGAGCGCGTGCCACATCGGCTTGTCTGCAGGAAGCATTACAACGAGCAGCAAAGGGAGGCGAGGAAAAAAAGAGTCTCCGGAAAGGCTAGAACAACGCCCGAACATCATAAGCCGCCGGCGGGCCCCGAGAGGGACCCTAGAAACATTGGCGCTGCTCAGGTTGAGATCCATGGCGTCCTTGACCTCCCCGAGTTCGCAAGGCTATTCACACGGCTGCCCGCCGGCGCGACTCAGGCCATCCTGGCCGCCGCCGTGTGGGGATACCTTTATGGGAAGGGGCTTGCAAGTTGAGTTATAAACCGAGCGACAGACTATTGGATCCGAACGCCTGCAGGGAGTTCTGGGATGAGGTTATCCGTGTCAATAAGGAGGCCTTTATAAAGCGCGAGACGGAGCGGTTCTACCGTGAGAGGTTCCTGCCATTCTGGAAGTCGCTGCCCTGGCACGTTCGGTTACTTGTCCGTTGCTATGCGAGGTTGAGGCGGTAAGTGATGTACGAGCTCAACCTAAAGGTCGGGGAGGACAACGAGCGGATACAGCAGTGCCTTCACTGCAAGGATGTTCTTTCGGGTTATAGGGCGGGCAATGACTTCCACATCACCTGCTTCTTGAATTTCTGCAAATACAGAGAACTACCAAACGAATGGAGCAAACCTAGTGAGACTCCAAAGGCGTGACGGCGGGCCGGTCCACTTCGGCACGCGGGTCAAGGCCAAGGGCGGATACCTGATCGCCTGCAAGCGGAGGAAGCTAGTACCCTTCGCGTTGTGGAGGCGGACGAAGAGGCCGATAAACTGTCCCGAGTGCATAGTGGCAAGGAATGAGTAATGGCCGACTTCTGCCGACCCGAACCGGACCCCGCGAAGGAGGCAACCTCCTACAAAATGGCGCGATGGAAGGGCCACGGTGACGCCATGATAGAGCGTCCGTGTATCGTCTGCGGCCTAAAGATGATGGTGCCCAAGAACCATACGGGAACGAAATACTGTGATGAACACAAGCCAGGGGTGAAATGAAAGACGACCCCGACATCGCCTTTCCCGCCCAAGTCATCGTGACGCCGCGGATTCTGGGGGAGGCCTTCGGGTCGATTCTGAAACAGATAGAAAAGGACCCTGACGAGGTAAACAGGATGGGAATGGGCCTCCTGATGTTTGTCGAGATACTCCAGGTTGAGGCCAAAGAGCGCGAGGAGAACCGTTGAGAAACTGCGTCCTTTGCGGCTGCGAACTGAAGAGCACAAAGAGGTCGGCCTACCACATCGACTGCCTGAAGGGCTACAGGAACCTCGTGAAGCGGCAGAGGCACAAGCACTTGAAGCCGGAGGAAAGCGAAGTAGAGTACGTGATGGAGGAAGTCGAAAGGCAGGTTGAGTGGCTAATAGAACAGCCCGCGAAAAAGCTCAACGTCCTGGGGCCGGACGCCGGAAGGACTCTTTTGGACATGGCTACGAGAGCGAGGCATCTCTCCCGGTCGAGAGGTCGAACGCGATCTACAGGATAATAAAGCACCTTGCCTATCGGGGCTCGAGCGACAGGGGGGATTACATGGCCTTCAGGGCGGGTAGGGGTGGTAGGGGTATACTCATAAAGGACTACACGGCGCACGAGAAGATGCAGGACCTGGACAAGGAGATCGGCGTGCTGTCATCCCGCTACGAGTACTGGCTCGAGAGGGAGAGGGGGATCACGATTGACTGAAAGGGGGAAGAGGATGATGAAGTCTCGGAGAAGATTGATAAAAGACTTGGCTACGAGAAAGATGATTGAGATAACAGAGGGTGGGGGAGATCCCAAGAGGCCCAGACCGGTTGCATATATCCAGTTGCCGGGTGAAAAGTTCTGGCATATTTATTATCATCCGACCCAGAGACATTCCTTGGATGTTGAGATGCAACTGGTTCACGTTTGGTGCGGGAACTATTGGGCCAAGAGATATGGCTTCGGTGGAGAATCTTATCAACTCGGTGAGGTTGTTGAGACTGAAAGCATTTGCCAGGTTTGCCTGTCTGCTTTGGATGAATTCCACGAGAGAGCAAAGCGAGGAGGGACGGTAAACATTGACTGAGGAGAAGTCCCTGCATGAATCGCTATACGAGCTGAGGAAGGCCGTTGACGAGATGCTGTTCCCCGTCCTTATGGCGGCCGCGAGGGCGTATGTGAAACTGCGCATTCTGAAGCCGGAGTGGGTGAGGGAGAAGTACCGGAAGTTCTTGTAACAGGGGGGATGAGCATTGACCATAGTAGGGGAAAGATATGTCAAAGGTCCTAATGATTTAGGCAGTATTTGGAGGGAATCCGTTTACCAAAAGGACAGATTCAGATGTCAGTCCTGCGGCGCAAAAGGCGGGCGACTCAATGCTCACCATATTTACCCAGCTGAGAAATATCCTGAACTGAAATATAGGCTTTGGAATGGGGTTACTTTATGCCGCAAATGTCACATGAGAGCTCATGCTTTGCACAGGCTTTTAGAGGCCGGGATAATAAGCGGGAAAATTAACGAGCGCGGCCTCTTGACAGACGTAACCTTGACAACTCAGGATGAATAAAGAGGAGTGTCTGAAGAGGCCCGCCCACGAGGTGGGTTTTTTCGTGGCACCGTGATTCCCTGAAGCCCCGCGGGTAACTCCGCGGGCAGCCGCGTTGGGCCCGGCCCCCCCGCCGGGTCCATGAGATCAACGACCCCCGGAGGGTCTTTTTTTATGCGCTGTGAACTGTGTCCTAACATGGCGATGAAGACGCCGCACCACATCTACACCCGAGGCGCACATGGCAAGGCCGCGATGGTGCCGGAGAATGAGATCCCGCTTTGCTTCACTCATCATGCGCAGGCTCATTCGCTGGGGCGTGATACCTTTGCCGCTCGTTACAGTCTCGGGAATCAGTTTGAGAGGGCGAGGGAGGCTGTTTGGAAGTCGTCGAGATCCCGATTAAGCGAATCAAGCCCGCGAAGTACAATCCGCGCATAGACCTCCAGCCGGGCGACCCGGACTACGAAAAGCTCAGGAGGTCTATCGAGGAGTTCGACTGCGTGGAACCGCTCGTCTGGAACAAGAAGACGGGGAACCTGGTCGGCGGACACCAAAGGTTGAAGATACTCAAGGAACGCGGGGATGAGCAGGTTGATGTTTCAGTTGTCGATCTCGACCCGGTCAAGGAGAAGGCCCTCAACCTCGCACTGAACAAGATCCAGGGCGACTGGGACATGCCGATGCTCAAGGACCTCCTTGAGGAGCTGGACACTGGCGAGACCGACATGGATATTACGGGTTTTGATACGTTAGAGATTGAGCGGCTGATGACACAGTTCTACGTCCCAAAAGAAGCGGAGACGCGGACGCCTACAGAGGTAGTAGCTGGAGAGTGGGTCGGGATGCCGGAGTTTATACAGGAGGATTTATCTCCGGTTAGGACACTATATGTTCACTTTGCAACGCATGAGGATGTAGAAGCCTTTGCTGAGCTAGTCGGCCAGACGCTAACGCCGAAGACCAGATATATCTGGTACCCGAAGGCGGAAGTTCTGATAGCAAATGACAAAAGGTATGCCGATGAATCCTAAGTACCCTGTATATATCATCTCGAAGGGCCGCTGGGAAAGTAGGATGACGAGTAAGGCGCTTGAGGAGATAGGTGTCCCTTACCATATCGTTATCGAGCCGCAGGAATATGAGAATTACTCAGCGGTTATCGACCCGGTGAAGATATTAGTATTACCGTTTAGTAACCTCGGGCAAGGTTCTACCCCGGCGCGTAACTGGGTATGGGAATATTCAGTCGGAGATGGGTACGCCCGCCACTGGATTCTAGATGACAATATAAGAGGATTCTGGCGGCTTAATCGTAATCTAAAAGTACGAGTATCATCTGGTACTATATTTAAGGCTGCTGAAGACTTCGTAGATAGATACACAAACGTGGCAATCTCCGGGTTCCATTACTATATGTTTGCACTGAATAAATATATCAAACCCCCCTTTGTTTTAAATACGCGTGTCTACTCCTGCATCCTGATACAGAACGATATACCGTATCGTTGGAGGGGAAGGTATAACGAGGATACTGACCTATGTCTGAGAGTTCTTAAAGACGGCTGGTGTACCGTCCTGTTTAATGCCTTCTTAGCATGGAAGATGACTACGATGATGATGACTGGGGGGAATACGGAAGACCTATATAAAGATGATGGCCGCTTAAAGATGGCTGAGTCCCTACTTAATCAGCACCCCGACGTAATGAAGATAACTCATAAGTGGGGGCGCCCGCAGCACTCTGTAGATTACCGGCCGTTTAAGGCAAATAAGCTGATAAGGAAGCCCGACGTGGTTATTCCCGCTGGCGTCAATGAATACGGTATGAATCTAGTCTATAAGGCGCAGAACTAATGGTAGCGGGAAAGCAGGGCAAGAAGAACCAGGGGGGCCGGCCGACGAAGTACAGGAAGGCCCTTGTCGACCTCGCCTTCTGGATGGCCCGCGCCGGCATGACGGACGTAGAGATCGCCGAAGAGATCGGCATTCACGAGGCGACGCTATACAGGTGGAAGGAAAAATACCCCGAGTTTTGCGAGGCCATAAAAAAGGGCAAGGAAGACCCGGACGACAGGGTCGAGCAGAGCCTCTTCAAGCGCGCCATGGGGTACGAGTACGAGGAGGCCAAGGTCGTCGCGGTAGGCGGCCGAGTCTCGAGGGTAGAGAAGACGAAGAGGCACATCGCGTCTGATGTCACCGCCTGTATATTCTGGCTTAAGAACCGCCGGCCGGAGAAGTGGCGGGACCGCCATGAGTTTGAGGGTGACCTTAGTATCAAGGGGCCGCTAATCATCAGGGAATATGAAGAAGGAAACTGAGGGGAAACCGGTCGAGGGCTACTGGTTCCAGATCCAGACGCTTAGGTCCAAGGCCCGGTACATAGTAATGCTGGGCGGCACTGGCGGGGGGAAGTCCTGGTGGGGCCCCGTCTGGCTGTACGACAAGATAGAACGCGACGACAGGGCCGGCATCAAGGACGGTTTGTACTTGGCGCTGGGGCCGACGTCCGACATGGCGCGTGACCAGATGCTCCCCTACCTGCTAAAGCACTTCCAGGGGACCAGGTTGCAGGGCGAGTGGAGGGCCCAGAAGCGCATCTACCAGCTAGGGAACGGCGGCAAGATATTCTTCAGGTCGGCCGAGAAGCCCGAGAGGATAGAGGGATACCACTTCAGGTACGCGTGGGTAGACGAGCCCGGGCAGATGAAGCGCCTGGTATGGCCGGTCATCCAGGCGAGGACCGGGTTCTATCAGGGCCAGGTGCTCTTCACGGGCTACCCCTGGGCGATGAACTGGTACTACCACGAGATCTTCAAGGTCTGGGAGTCGGGCGACCCTGACTACGACGTGATCCAGTTCCGGGCGATAGATAACCCGGAGTACCCGAAAGACGAGTACGAGAGGGCGAAGAGGACCCTCCCGGGGTGGATGTTCGACATGAGGTACGACGGCAAATTCAGGAAGCCGGCTGGCCTTGTCTACCCGGAGTTCGGGGAACACCTTTTCGTGGATCCCTTTGATGTACCGGAGGACTGGCCCGTCTACATCGGCCTCGACCCGAGCGTGTTTTTCGGGGGCCTGTTCCTGGCCTGGAACGACGGTATTTACTATGCGTACTCGGACTACTATACGGAGATCCTAACGCCGGCGGCAAAGCATGCCAAGGAGCTATTGGCGAGGGTCCGGGGGGTCCCGCAGGGATGGATCTACGACCCTGCCAGGCTGACGGATGCGAACGAGCTGGTCCAGCATGGCGTGGGGCCGCTCGTCAAGGCGAACAACGCGGTGCTTACCGGGATAGGGACTGTTACGGGTGTCATCAAGGAGGGCCGCCTTAGGGTCATGCGCGGGAGGGCGCCGGCCCTGGTGGACCAGATGGAGAGCTACTCGTTCCCGATGGACCCCGTGAGCGGGACCCTGGGAAAAGAGAACCCGATCAAGAAGGACGACCACCTGCCCGACTGCCTGAGATACATACTGCACACCCTCGAGGGCGCGCCGACCGAAGAGGGGCAGGAGGTCGTGGAGTACTACGACCCCGTCTCGATCTCGCCGCTATAAGGAAGGGCCATGCCGGAGGAATACCGAGGCTGGATTAGAAGGGACGAGGCCGAGAAGGTCGAGACCCTTGACGATCTGATTGAGCAGATACGGGAGATGGAGGGCGTCCCGGGGCCAGCCGGCCCCCCGGGGGCAGATGGCCAAGATGGGCAGACACCAGTGAGGGGGATCGACTACTTCGACGGACTGGATGGGGAGAAGGGCGAAACCGGGCCCGCTGGACAACAGGGGATCCCCGGCCAGGATGGCCACACACCTGTCAAGGACGTTGATTACTCTGATGGAGAAGACGGCGCTCAAGGGCTAAAAGGTGATACCGGTGAACAGGGCATACAGGGCATCCAAGGCCCAGCAGGCCCAGGCTGTTATGCTCTGGCTATAGTGGCGGCGAGCCTTAGCACCGTTACAGACTCTGCAACTTATTACTTCGGCAGCCTTGCCGGGCTGGCCCCCGGCACGACGGCGGCGCGGTCACGGATTTACGTGCCCAAGGCAGGGGCAATAAAGGCCGTCTATGTCCACACCAGGGCGGCAACCGCCGGTACTGCTGAGAATATTTCGATGTATGTAAGGCTCAACAACGCCACCGATACGTTGATTCAGACAGTTGGTCTCGCCGCCGCAGAAAGGCTGTTCGGTAACGTGGCCCTGAACGTCGCGGTTGCCCAGGGTGACTACATAGAGATCAAGATGGTCTGTCCCGCATGGGCGACGAACCCCGTCACTTTGGCTATGGGTGGGGTCGTCTCTATCGAGTAGGAGACTCATGAAGAAGATCAAGATCGCGGAAGCAGAACTCAAGGAGAGGGATGATTCGCTGTCGCTTCTTTCGGAGCGCCTGGCTGACCTGGAGCTCGCCCTCGAAGACGTGAACTGGGTCCGACTCGGCCTGGAGTCCGGGATCGAGTTCTCCAGACAGGGATTGACAAGGATCTGCCAGCTCGCGCGGATGATGTACCTCAAGAACCCCCTCATACAGCGCGGCGTCAACGTCCAGGTCTACTACGTCTTCGGGCAGGGCATGAATATAGGCGCCAAGGACGAGGCGATAAACCAGGTCATCCAGGACTTCCTTGATGACGAGAAGAACAAAGCGGAGCTGACCTCGCACCAGGCGCGGATGTACAAGGAGGCCGACCTCCAGGTCGAGTCAAACATCTTCTTCACATTCTTCACGAACACCACGACCGGCAGGGTTAAGGTGAGGACGATCCCCTTCGACGAGGTGAGCGAGATAGTCAAGAACCCGGAGGACGACAAGGACCCCTGGTACTACAAGCGGGAGTGGGCGCAGTCCTCGCTTAACCTGGAGACGGGGACCGGGCAGTCCAAGCCGATGACCGCCTACTACCCCGACTGGAGGCATAGGCCGAAGGACAAGCCGAAGACCATAGGCAAGAATGAGATCAGGTGGGAGAGCCCCGTCTACCACGTAAGGGTTGGCGGACTGTCTCGAATGAGCTTCGGGGTCTCCGAGGTGTACGCCGCGATCGACTGGGCGAGGGCGTACAAGGAGTTCCTGGAGAACTGGTCGACGATAGTGAAGGCCTACGCCCGGTTCGCCTGGAGGGTCTCAGGCGTCTCGGGGGGGGCGACAGGGGTCGAGGCGGTGAAGAGGAAGTTCGCGAGCACGCTTCCCTCGGGAGTCGAGACGAACCCGCCGCCTGTCACGGGTTCGACGCTCATAGAGCCCGGAAGCATGAAGATGGACCCGATAAGGACGGCCGGCGCCACGACGACCGCGGATGATGGCAGGCAGCTCAAGCTTATGTCCGCGATGGTGTTCGGCATTCCGGAGACCTTCATGGGCGACACGTCGGTCGGGACGCTCGCCACCGCGAAGAGCCTCGACAGGCCGACGGAGCTCAAGATGGTATCGAGGCAGACGCTCTGGGCGGACATCCACAGGAACATAATCAACTACGTCCTGGCGCGCGCGGTCGAGGCGAATGTCCTGGAGGGGACAGTCACCGAGGAGGAGGACGGCACGCCCAAGCTGGAGTTCGGGGCGGGCGTTGACCCGACGGTGAATATAACCTTCCCGCCGGTCCTCGAGCACGACGTCGTCTCCATAGTGGAGGCCATAGTGGAGGCGGCCACGCTCGGCGGCCAGGTCCCGGCGGGGACGCTGGACATGCCGACTACCTCAAGGCTGCTTCTTACCGCCCTGGGCCAGGACGACATAGACGAGCTCATCGACCAGCTCTACCCGGCCGGTGAGTCGGCGGCGGAGACGAAGCTCATTCAGGCCATAAAGGAACTCAGGGAAGCGGTGGCCGGTGCATAAGGGTGGCCTGGTCAAGTCGGACAAACCCTTAATTTTGGACACAACGCATTATATACCAGTCCGCTATGCGCGCAGGCTCAAAGAGTTTGACATGGGGAACCTGACCCGGAGGATTGATATAAACATTCTCGGTGAAGAAGACAAGCCCAAAATACTTGAGGCTCTCCGTAATATCGAGGAGGCTGTTAAACGACTAAAGCGCGAGCGGGTCCTCGCCCCGATCCGTAAGGACCTCGAGGCCAATATGCAGACCGTCTTCCGCAAGCAGGGGAGGCTCTTCGCCAAGGGGATGGTGAAGTACAAGGGCCTATTCTCGGAGGCTTTCGGTGAGAGCGAGATCGGCAACATAGCGGGCATCGTCGAGATCGACACGGTCGAGGAGATGACCGGGGTGATCCACGCCGGCTCGAGCGCTGCCATGGAGGCGGGCATGTCGGCCGCCGCGGAGTGGGGCGTTAACGTTGCGCTTGCTTTGAAGAACCCCCGCGCCGTTGAGTGGCTCGAGAGCCACGCGGCCGAGATGGTGACGAAGATAAACGAGACCACCCGGGGGGATATAGCGAGCCTTGTAAAGCGGGGGGTCGAGGAGGGCTGGTCCTATAACAAGACGGCCCGCGAGATATCAGGCAGGTACGAGGAGTTCGCGATCGGCAAGCCCCAGCTCCACATAGAGAGCCGGGCGCACCTTGTCGCTGTGACCGAGAGCGCCAATGCCTACGGGCAGGGCAACCGCCAAAGCATCGACACGCTCACGGCCGCCGGCCTCGAGATGGAGCACGACTGGAACACCATGGGGGATGATCTTGTATCAGAGGGTTGCCTCGAAAATGAGGCCGCCGGTTGGATCCCGCTTGACGAGTCCTTCCCCTCGGGGGATGACGAGGAGCCGCGCTTTCCCGGGTGCAGATGTTACGTCGCGTATCGCAGGGTCGGAACCGGGGAGGGTTAATGATTGAGAGCGAAGGTACGAGGATTGTCCAAGACAGTGCGGATGACGCGTTCAAGACTGTGATCGAAGCCGAGAAGTTGAGAGTGCTAGAGATCCCGGTGGAGATACTTGACATAGAGGTTGTCGGCTACGCCATGAGGATTGAGGCCAAAGTCGGAGATCAGGTCATGACCTTCGACCACGTGGCCACATTCAAGGAACTGGAAGAGCGGGATAGTGCCAAGCGGGAAATCTCAAAGGTGTATGAAAAGGCGAAACTGTTTTCAAGGGCAAAACCGTAGGAGGTCATTGAAGTGGAAGAGCTGCTTGCAAGACTAAGGGAAGTCGGGCGCGTCATATCCGCCGTGAACGAGACGAAGATCAAGGCGGCGATAACCGCTCTTGAGAACGTGCTCTCCATGAACGCCAGCGGGACAAACGAGGCGGAGAGTGCCATCGCCCAGGCCGTGGAGATCCTATCAGAAATCGAGGAGGCCGACCTGTCCGAGATAATTAAGCAGGAGGGCTCCAAGTGGGTCCTCTACACCTCGGACGGCAAGAAGAAGCTGGGCGAGTACGGCACGAAGGAGGAGGCCCTCAAGAGGGAGAGGCAGATCCAGTTCTTCAAGCACCAGGAGTCCACAGACCTCCAGGAGCCCTACCCCAACGAGCACGCCGCGAGGGTGCGCGACCCCGGGGACTTCCAGGCAAACAGCTTCAGGAGCGTGGTACTGCCTAAGTCGAAGGGCGGCAAGGGCGGCGTGAGGATGGTGATCGGAAGGCTCAAGGGGCAAACCTCGACCACCGCCCAGACCTACAGGTTCCCCGCGGACCTATACACGGCGGCCGAGGCCAAGGCGTGGCTGAAGGATAACGAGGTGAAGTACATCAGCTTCGAGCAGGCCACGGGGGCGAAGGAGGCGCAGGAGGCGGGCGACGAGTCCCACGAGGAGCTCAGGAAGAAGCTGAGCCTCGCACTGCGGGACAGGATGGGCCTCGGGTCCGCGTCCGAGGGGCCCTGGGTCAGGGACGTCTATGACGCCTACATCATATACGACTTCGGCGCAAAGACTTACCAACTAGATTATGCCGAGGACGCCAACGGGAAGATAACGATCGGTGACGCCACCGAGGTCGTGGCGAGGACGGTTTACGAGCCGGTCGCCGAGTCATTCGGCGGGGACGTCATACCACTGGCCGAGAAGGCGCTGGGCGAGGACGGCACCATCGACCTGAGGATAATCCAACCCGGATGGGGCTCGAGCGGCTACTACTCAAAGGAGATGCTCAAGCGTGACGCCGCTGTGTACAAGCCGGGAACTAAGATGTACTGGGACCACCCGACGGAGTCGGAGGACAGGGAGCGCCCGGAGCGATCATTGAGGGACCTCGCCGGGGAACTCGTTACAGGCGGTACCTACAAGGAGGGGCTCAACGGCCCCGGCGTCTACGCCAAGGCCAAGGTCTTCAGCCCCTACAAGGAGGTCCTCGAGGAGCTGGCCCCGCACATAGGTGTCTCGCACAGGGCCCTGGGCAAGGCCGTCCAGGGGGAGGCCGAGGGCAAGAAGGGGCCGATCATCGAGAAATTGGTCGCCGCCAAGTCAGTTGATTATATAACCACGCCGGGCGCCGGGGGGAAGGTTGTGCAGCTATTCGAGGCCGCGAGGGAGAAGGCCCTTGACATAAATTGGAGCTCGCTCACCACCGAGAGCCTGGAGAGGAACAGGCCGGACATAGTGGATGAGATCAAGACAAGCAAGGAGGCGCAGATTATGAGTGAAGAGGAGCTCAAGGAGCTAAAGGAGACGGGACAGAAGCTCACCGAGGAGAACGCGCGGCTCAAGGAGTCCGCGATCCTGCGGGAGGCTCGAGACATCGTAACGGAAAAGGTCGGCAAGGCGGAGTTGCCGGACATCACAAAGGAGCGCCTTGTCGAGAACCTGGTCAAGACCCCGCCCGTGAAGGAGGGCGAGCTCGACCGGGAGGAGTTCGTGAAGGACATCGATGAGGCGGTCACGTCCGAGTCTGACTACATCGCGAAGGTGACCAAGTCCGGAGAGATCCGCGGCATGGGTTCATCGGAGAGCAAGGGGAATCTCAAGGAGTCGTTCAAGGCCAGTTTCCTGCGGGAAGGCAAGTCCGAGGAAGAGGCCGAGAAGATGGCCGAGATAGCGGCCACAGGACGGTAAATGGTATCTGACCGGTCGGCCTACGACGCAACCTATCAGCACGCGGGCGAGGAATGCTCATCCACCAACGAGGGCCGCTATGTGAGCATCTATGAGGACCTGCTTTCCCACCCATGGCATGACGATGACGATGACTTGATAGAGAAGGGCGACCCTTGCATGGCCTTCCCCAACCTCGTCGGGATCGCCATGAAGACGGCGGAAAGCACGGAAGAAGTGATAACCCTTGACACCGAAGGGATATGGTGGCTGAACGTTGAGGCCGGGAAAGCCTGGGGGGACGTCTATGTAGGGCAGATGCTCTATATCGATGCGTCGAGCGCCGCAATTACTGATGACTACGAGCAGATACCATTCGGCCTGTCACTCGGGCACGTAGATGAAGGGAACACTACGCTCATAGCCGTCAAGGTCCACGCCTTTCAGTGGGGCCTGTGGTGGTGGTGGATGTTCCCGCCGAAGTAACAACTAGAAGGAGGAGGAGGAAATGCCAGTACAGTACTATGCAACCGGACATACGGCTGGGGAGGAATGCTCCAGCACAGGTGAGGGTAGGCACCTGACCCTAGAGGAAAGCTATCTTATCCACCCACTTCATGGAGACAACCTGGTGGACAGCGGAGACCCGGTGCTGTTCGCAGTGGGTAGCTCCTGGATGAACGGCGTCGGCGTAGCGTTTAACAGCGCTGCAGCCGCGACTGACCTGATCGCCATCGACACGGAAGGGATATTCTTTTTGAATGTCCTGGGCTGTGTCTCAGACGGCACCAACAATGGCGCGGCAAGGGCGATGCACGCAGGAGACCCGGTCTACATCTCCAAAGCCATAGACCAGACTTATACGCTGAGCGGCCAGGACAACCCGGATGAGTGGGTGCCATTCGGCTATCTGCTGGGCGACGTGGCGGCGCATCTGACCCAACCTACCCTTGTAGCGGTGAAGGTCCACTGGGCGCCGAACTTCCTGGAGAGCATCAACCTCGGTTCACTGACCCTCGTCAATGAGGTCGTAGTCAGCGACAACCTCGATATTCCCATAGCAACCCAAAGGGCCGCAGCGGGTGGAGAAGTCCAGGAGTCATGGGGAATCGAGTTTGCATGGCTGAAGGGGTTTGTCGGCCTGGACGGGCCGCTGCACGTCAATGAGGACATGAGCGGTATCTACATGAGGCTCGAGGACAACAAAGCCGCAACCGGCGGAGATCTCTACGCTGGCCGGTTCCAGACTCATGCCAACAACGCCGCCGGTGTATGGACCCGTCTCTATGGTATGTACCTGGCGATCTCGAATGAAGCATCGACTACCATCGCAGAATCGTTCGGCCTCTCGATCAACATGGGCGGTGGAGGGTGTCAGCCAGCGATGCAGTCGGCGATCCAGATCATGGGGGATGGTTCCCTGGGACAGAAGCAGAGCTGGTTCCAGACAGAAATTGGTCGAGGTGCTGGCCTGAAAGCGGAAACCACCAACGTCTCCACCAAGACTCACGAAATACCCATCAACATCAACGGCACCATTTACGCCATCCCCGTCATCCCCTGGGTGTAAGCCATGCTGAAGGAGCAGAACGCCGAGAGGCATAGGCGAATTGAGCAGGAGCTATCGCAGCTCTGCTACAGACGTTTACTGCTCACACGCGAGCTCGAGGCGGTAGACAAGCGCATCCCCATACTGGAGGGAGCGATGAGCGAGAACGAGGCCGCCGGTAAGGACGTGGAAACACAGGAGGCCATAGACAAATCGAAGGAGGCTGAAAAAGCCTAGTAACTGCCAGACGCTAACGTACCAACGAGCCCCCAAAACGGGGGCTTTTTTAATGGACAAAGGAGGACAAGATGCCTGAATTCTTAGAACTACTGGAAGGATGGGAGGGATACAGCCCCATCGGAAGGGCGCGACTGAATGAGGCCGCGATCTCAAGCGCCCTGAACCTGCTCATGAACACCGACCGCCTCCCGACCCACAGGTGGGAGTACCTGATGAAGGAGGCAATCACCACTTCCGACTTCCCGTATCTCTTCGGGGGGATACTGGACAGGGAGCTCCTGGCCCGGTACACGATGGTCGTGCCGGACTGGAAGTCCTACGTGAAGGTCGGGTCCTGCAAGGACTTCCGACAGAGGGAGATGCACAAGGTGCAGGGCAACGAGACCCTTCTGCCCGAGGTCAAGGAGAAGGGCGAGTACCTCGTAGCCCCGATGAGCGACGCCCACTACCACATACAGGTCTACAAGAGGGGACGCCAGTTTGACATCTCGTGGGAGTCGCTGATAAATGACGACCTCGGGGCGTTCAACGACATCCCCAGCCGATTCTCGAACGCCTGCATCTACACTGAGGCGTACGTCGCAACCAACCAGATAGCCGTTGCCGCCGGCCCTAACCCGCTTCTGTTCGGAGGGGCGATAGCGGACGTTGACGGACAAGTCATTAACAACCAGGGAGCCCTGGCCCTGACTATCGCCAACCTAGAGGCGACCCTGGGCCTCATGGCTTTGCAGACGGACGTCCTGGGACGACCCTTGGGGATCCAGGGGAAGCACCTGGTAGTCCCGCCGAGGCAGGAGTTCACCGCCAGGGCGATACTGACCTCGGCCCTGAAGCAGTGGACGGAGGTCGGGGGCGGAGCAGGAGTGCCCGTTCCCACGACAAACATCATCCCGCAACTTGGTATACAGCTCCACGTGAACCCGCTGCTCCCCGTCGTTGACGCGTCGGGAAACCGGAACGGGACATGGTACGTATTCGCGGACCCGGCGGACGGCGTGGCGATCGAGTACGACTACCTGCTGGGACATGAGAGCCCCGAGGTCTGCATGAAGTCGTCCGACAAGGTGAGCGTCACCGGGGGGGCGCCCGTTGGGCCCTTCGAGGGTGACTTTGCCTCGGACAACGTATTCTACCGTGTCCGCCTCTGCGGGGGCGCGGCGCCAAGGGACCCGAGGTTCGCGTACGCGCAAGTGACCGCCTAAGCAAAATCAACCAAGAGTGACAATCGGGGGGGGTCCTTGTGGCCCCCTCCACGTCTCGGAGGTGAGAGATGAGGATAAGGATGTTGAAGGACGTAGCGACTGTAGGCCAGTTCCTTGAGAAGGGCGAGGTCTATGAGGTCCAGGACCTTCTAGCCAAGGCCCTGATCGGGAGGGGCCAGGCGGAGGACGCCTTCAAGACCCGCGCCCCGAGGGCGCCGAAGGTCGAGGTTGCCCCGGTTAAGCCCGAGGTTAAACCGGCGGAGCCCGAGGTTGTTGAGGAGAAGGCAGAGGAGGCCAAGCCGGAGGCGCCCGCTGAGGAGACAAAGCCGGAGGAGGTCAAAGCCGAAGAGAAGCCTGCGGCCAAGAAGCTGAAGGCCCCCAAGAAGCCTGCAAAGAAGGCTGAGGAGAAGAAGTGACCTATGACCTCACGACGGACGCAGGCAAGGTCCGCCTCATAATCACGGACACCGACCCTGCAAACGTGATATTCATCGACGAGGAGATCACCGCGTTCCTAGAGCTCAATGACGGTATTCTGACGGCCGCCGCGATGGCCCTGGACACGATCGCCGACAATGAGATCCTGGTCCAGAAGCGAATTT